TAAGGAACAACTATATCTTCAGCAGGAATAAATTTAGATACAGCTCTTTGCATTATTTCATCGTAGTAAACTTTTTTAAATGATGATCCTGCTAGAGCTAGATAAAATAACATGCTATCAAACTCTGGAACATACTCTTCCATTTTATCCATAAGCATGTAATTCATATAATCCTGGACCCGTGAAGCTTGGTTCGTGGTTGCTTCATCCTCTACACCTAAGACCTTACATCTTACTGGACCAGAAGCCGGTAGTAATTCTTTATAAGCTTGTGCTTGAAACTGTGTAACACCTTCTGCCAAAAGTGGATGGGTCACGGTGGACGCTCCTCTAAACGGTCGAGTTGCGTCCATGTACTTGAAACCTAATAGATCAAGTGATTGTGAATAAGATGTCTCCCAATCTTTTCGTGAAACTTTATCTTTTTTATAATCATCGATAAGCGTAGAGGCCATACGCTTTAAAGTTCTCTCATCAAGAGTCTCAGCTATGTTTTCATAAAAAACTTCTGCTGCTTCCCTCAGTGGAGTAAATTCATTACGTCCCTCTGTATCTTCTTCTAACTCAACAGATACTTCTTCTGTTTCTGTTGGAGTTGTCTCCTCAACAGTTAATGCTTTATCGATTTCAGCCATTAGAATGTCTCTGTGTAAAGATCTCCGTTAAGCTTAGTTCTGACCATCACTCCACCTCGAGCTTTGATCATCTTACCTTTTTTAGCCATAGTCGATGCACCAGAGTAAGCTCCTTTACCCATAGCTTTCTCCATACCTTTAGACTCATCTCTTCTAGCTTTGAATGATTGAGTTTTCTTTTTATTTCTCATTCCTAAAGATTCATCAAGTCTTGCATTATAACCTTGGCTAGCTTTAATCATTTTACCTTTTTTAGCCATTAAACCAAAACCAAAATTGTTTTGCATTGCTTCAATTTGGTTTTTAGTTTTAGGCATAGTAGGTGAGATATCACCAGCTTTGATTCTTTTCTCAACAGCTTGTCTGCTTTTTTTCAAACCAGCTTCATATTTTTTTGCTATTTGACTTCTTTCAAAAGGGCTTGCATTTCTATCAACACCAACAGCCATTTGTGGGCTGCCAGATATAGTTTTGCCTAACTTCATAATATCGCTTTTAGCTTGATATTTTGGTTTAGCATTTTTCATTATCTGAAGTTCTCTTTTTGTAGAAAGATTTTTCATCTTTGTTTGTGGACCCATAGCACCCATAAGCTTGTTAGCACCATAAAGTGCTGCACCTGCCATGATCGCTCTACGGATTCTTCGTTTAGTTTTTGACATGTCTTCTCCTTTAATAATATATATATTTTTTATCTCGTGCTTTTTTCATCTCATCCTCGTCAGAATAAGTTGCAACAAAATAACCTTGTCGGTATCTTAACACAGCCTGTGTAGTGCTGTCCACATAATCATCATATTCTCCGTGAGGAAATGCTGCACATTCCTCAATTACTTCCTCAGCAAAATGTTCACCTACTGGATAATAGACCTGCTCAGATTCAAATGTAGGAGCACAGGCGTTGACCCTTGCAAACTTATCTTGGCCTCTACCAGGAGTAAAATCTACTACAGGTATACCCATTCTTCTAAACTCTTGTAATAAACTTTGACCACTGGCTTTAGCTTCAATGATAACTGTTTCAGGTTCCCAATATCTATATTGTTCTAGAGCAATAGCTTTTAAATCTGGAAACTCATATTTACCTTTGATAGCATCAATCAACATAATTCCATCAGGTAAACCTTCACCTGGTGAAAATATTCCCCATGTTGTAATAGCTGAATAGTCAGAAGTTGTTTTAGCCGTGAAGGCTGTATCATAACTTTGTATTACATGTTTTAAAGTTGGTATGTTACCTTCCCATGGCACCCACCATTCACGTTTAAGTATTGCTCCCTCTTCTGAAGTTGGGTTCTGCATGTATTGAGCAGACCAGTTCCTAACTGAAATAGAAGCTTTAACTTTTTCCAATTCTTCAAATGACCAATACTCTGGCCAGACAGGTTTATCATCAGCAAGTAAGGCAGGAAAAGAAACATGATTCCATTTATCTGCTTTTGGTTCTGCTTCTGCTTTTATGAGTCTTCCGGTCAAGTCATCCTCAGCCCATCGAGTCATTACTAAAACAATAGACCCACCTGGTTGTAAACGTTGTCTCGGTCCAGACAAATACCAATCGTAAGTTCTTTCCATTGCTGAGTCGGACAAAGAATCTTGTTCCGTGTGTGGGTCATCGATAATAAGCAAATCCGCCCCTCGTCCTGTGATAGAACCGCCAACCCCCGCTGCATAATACTCGCCACCATGATTT